TTAAAAACTAAAGCAATGAAAGAAATTTGGACACCAGAAAATCCAACACAGAATTATTGTTATGTAGTTGCTGAATTTGTTTATTGGTATGTTGCACCCTATGATAGTACAGCATGGTCATTACATGTTCCTAGTTATGATACATTACATAGGTTTGTGAAGTGGCCGGATGGAACTATTGTAGATTTGAGTTGCGAACAGTTTATGGATTGGTCTGAAATTGATTATACAACAGCAAAACGTAGGATGTTTTTGCAGACTGGTTGTAAAGGTCCTAGCAAACGTGCTAGAATTTTATCAATTTGTATGGGCTATGAATCTATTATTGATAAAACCCCACCTAAATTGGAGATGTGATATGTTATTTGAAGAAACGGCAGAAGAAGATTATTTGCCATTAATTGAGGATTGGGAAGATCCTAATCCAGATCCTGTATTAGTTATGTATGATGGAATTGCAGTTGTGCGTGATGATATACTTCCTGCGGGTTCTAAAATACGTGCAGTAGATTATATGATAGGACATGCACCTGAGTATCAACATGTTAAAGAGTGGGTGTTTGGATGTTGTCCTGCGACTGGATATGCTCAAATTAGTTTACCTTATGTTTGCAATCGTTATGGAAAAAAAACAATTTTGTTCATGGCAAAGAGAAAACCAGAAAATTATCATGAATATCAGAAACGTGGGATGAAACTTGGAGCAGAATATAAATGGGTAAATATGGGTATGCTTGCTGTTACTAAGAAACGTGCCCAAGAATATTATGAGGATAATAAAGCAGAAAGAGAAGTCCTTCCAATTGGATTGGAACATCCAACAGTTATTGCATCTTTTATAAAAGTTGCAAGATCACTTGATTATGTTCCGAAAGAAGTATGGAGTGTAGGATCGAGTGGAACGTTAAATAGAGCATTGCAATTAGCATGGCCAGATGCTGAAGTTAATGTTGTGTCTGTCGGACATAAGATGAGTGATAGGGAAATAGGTCGTGCAAAATATTGGAGATCTGAATTGCCGTTTGATAAATCTGTAAGTGAGAATGATGCTCCTCCATTTCCTTCTGCACCAACCTATGATGCTAAGGCATGGAAATTTGTACGAGACAATGCTAGTCATGGTGCATTATTTTGGAATGTGGGGGCATAAAAGTGGCTTTTGGCTTGACAATCAATCCAAAATATGTTATAATATAGATATATGAAAATGAAAAAACACTTTTACGAAAAGAATAAAAAATTTATTGAACATCCAGTGAATAAAGAATTTGATGAAGTATTGCATATGGATGATAGTGAATTCCGTCATTGGATAAGAGAAATGAGAGAGGTTGTGGTTGATTTGTGGGATAATCATGGACTTCCTCCTAGAATAGGATATAATGAAAATGAAATAATTAAACAGTTTATGAAAATGAGTACTTTTCCTGTGAGTAGATTTGCAGTTGTAGATGAGCATACGGGAGAAAATAATTGCATACGAAATACAAACCAAACAACTGGAAATGCTGTTAATCAATGGTTTCCAACCATGATGAAAACTCGGATTAATTATAAAGAGAATGATGATGGACTTTCTATATATGATCATTTTGCTAATGAAGATTTGTTTGAGAAAGTAATAACGTATGCAAAACGACATTTCCAACGTGATAGTTTTTACCATTATGCAACTCCTGTGCAACATGAAAATAAACCTAAAAAATCGTTGATTTCTGCTGATACTGCTGTTGATTGGATTGAACAGTTTATCGATTCAAAATATGATGGAGTTTATGATTTTTGGGTTCAAGGTAAGGAGGAAGATAAAGAATATACTGGTTATGACAGTGTTCGTGGAAATAAAGATTCTTTGGATTTAGAAACTGGAGAGATGGTTACACATAGTACATCAATAAAAGAAAGAGAGTTTTTGTATTTGACCAGAGATGAATTAATTTCATTGAATTTGTCTGTTGATAGATTGACAAATGTACCGGAGTTAGATTCGTCTACTTATTGGCTGAGATTATATAAAAAGGAGAATAACAAGCTGTTCCCTAGTGGGTTGAAAGCATTTCGTATATCATGGTGTCAATATGCAGTAAATTTCCCTCCACTGACAGCAAAATATCTTTATGAAAAATATACTGATTCTGATAAGTTGTCTACTATTTGGGACCCCTCTGCTGGTTGGGGCGGTCGTATACTTGGTGCAATGGCAGTTAGAGATAACCGTTCTATACATTATATCGGTAATGACCCCAATACTGACCATACTATAGAGGATGGGTTAACTAAGTATGATGATCTAGCAACATTTTTTAATACAAAAACTACTAGAGGAAATCCTGCTATTTCATTTTTTGCTGATAATGCAGGACCAAATACATTTGAAATTTATCAGTTGGGATCTGAAGTGATGCAACATAATCCTGAATTTCAAAAATATAAAGGTAAAATTGATTTAGTTTTCACTTCTCCTCCTTATTTTGCAAAGGAAGCATATTCAGAGGATGAGGAGCAATCTTATAAGAAGTTTGGAACTTATGGTTTATGGAGAGATGGATTTCTTAGACCCACATTAGAAACTGCACATACATGGTTGAAGGACGGAGGTATATTATTGTGGAATATTGCTGATGCTAAATTTGGTAAAGATGTTTTGCCATTAGAACAAGATAGTAATGATATTTTAAAAAGTATAGGAATGAAATATATTATGACTGAAAAATTGTGTCTTGCACAAATGCCAGGAGGAAATAGAATAGGTGAAGATGGGAAGCCGATGACTAAGAATTTTTGTAAAATTGATGGAATGTGGTTAAAATATGAACCCGTATTTGTATGGAGAAAAATATAATGCAGATTAGTAAGCAAACGTTTGAAATATTGAAAAATTTTTCTGAGATTAATTCTAGTATATTGATTAAACCTGGACAAAAACTAGAAACTATTTCTGAAATGAAAAACATTTTAGCAAAAGCAGATGTTCCAGAAGATTTTCAAACTGAATTTGGTATATATGATTTGACTGAATTTTTAAATTTAATAGATTATGAAATATTTCAAGGAGGTAATTTTGCTTTTGATGATAAATACTTAACGTTAGAGAATGGTAGTGCAAGGTCTAAGTATTATTATGCAGCCGCATCGAATATTACATCACCAACTAAAAGTATTACGATGCCAAATAGTGAAATTAAATTTGAACTGAAACAAGAAGATTTAAATCATATTAAAAATATGGCTGCGATATTACACAAACAAGATATTGCAATACGCAATATAAATGGGGATATTGTAATATCAATTTTAGAAAAAAAAGATGCTAGTAGTAGTACATTTGATCTTGTACTTGGCAGTAATAATGTTTCTGGAAATTTTTGTATGTATTTCAAGGAAGAATATTTGAAAATTATGAAAGGTAGTTATGATGTTGAAATTTCTTCGGAAGCAATTAGTTATTTTCGCCATCAAGATCTTCCGTTGGAATATTGGATAGCACTTGAACCAGATTCTTATTATGATGAGGAAAAGTAAATTGAGAGAAGAATTTTTATGGGTAGAAAAATATCGTCCAAAAACGATTGAAGAATGTATACTTCCGGAAAGTCTGCGAAAGACTTTCCTGGAGCTTGTTGATAAACAAGAACTCCCAAATCTGTTGTTGGCAGGTTCTGCTGGCATAGGAAAAACTACAATTGCTAGAGCATTATGTGAGCAATTGGATATTGATTATATATTAATCAATGGGTCTGAAGATGGTAATATAGACACACTTAGAACTAAAATTAAAACTTATGCCAGTACAGTTAGTTTTGCTGGCGGAACAAAGGTGGTAATATTAGATGAAGCCGATTATCTTAATCCGCAATCGACGCAACCAGCACTCCGGGGTCTTATCGAGGAATTTTCCAGCAATTGTCGGTTTATCTTTACTTGTAATTTCTCCAATCGTATTATTAGTCCACTTCACTCAAGGTGTTCAGTGGTTGAATTCAAAATTTCAAAAACTGATCTCCCGAAAGTAGCAACTGAATTTGCTACGAGATTGCAAGGAATTTTAGAGAAAGAACAAGTTGAGTATAATAAAGATGTCTTACATTCGTTGATTGGAAAGTATCTTCCTGATTGGAGGAGAGTTTTAAATGAATGTCAACGTTATGGGATAAGTGGAACTATTGATGTTGGAATTTTAACTGATTATAGTGATGCTCATTTAGACGCATTGTATACTTTGATTAAAGATAAGGAGTTTACAAAAATGCGTAGGTGGGTAGTGGATAATTTAGATAATGATCCTACGTTGTTATATCGTAAGATATATAATACTTTAACTAAATCTATGAAACCAGGAAGTATTCCAGAAGCGGTTTTAATTATTGCTGAATATTCTTATAAGTCTGCATTTGTTGCAGACCAAGAAATTAATTTGGTTGCTTGTTTAACTAAGATTATGCATAATTGTGAGATATTATAATGAATGATTTATTTGGTGATGTTATTCCTGAAAAGGAAGTGTACGAGGAAGAAAAAGAGAGTCATATATTTGATTATTTAAATGCAATTACATATAAGAAAAATGATATAATTGGTGATGATCCTGTTGCAGAAAAGTTTTATATCCCTTATAATATTAATAAAGCTTTATCACAAAATTTAGATTGTATCCTTTATGTAAATGAAATGAATTTCCGTCCATCTACTGATAAGAAGTTACAGTTTGATTATCTTATAAATAATATTAGGAAGAGATTTAGAAAAGCAGAAAAATGGTTAACTTTTGAATCTTCTGATATTGACTGCATTAAAGAATATTATAACTATAGTGATGAAAAGGCTAGGCGTGTTTTAAATATTTTTCCTGCAGATGAACTTGCTATGATTAGGGAAATCATAGAGAAAGGTGGATTGGTTAAATGATAGATACATTAATTGAGATAGGATTAGAACAACCAGATGATTTTTTAAAAGTGAAAGAAACACTAACCCGTATGGGAGTGGCATCCAGAAAGGAACGTAAGTTATTTCAATCATGTCATATTTTGCATAAACAGGGTAAGTATTATATAGTGCATTTTAAAGAATTGTTTGCGTTAGATGGAAAACCTACTGACTTTTCAGAAAATGATGAGGCACGTAGGAATGCGATTACGAATTTATTGCAAGAATGGGGTCTTGTGAGTATTGTTTCCGGAAATACTCTTGAGAATATTGCTCCATTAAGTCAGATTAAAATTCTTCCGTATGCTGAGAAGGAAGAATGGGAATTAATACCAAAATACAATATTGGCAAAAAATAGTGGCTTTTGGCTTGACATTTAGAGATTTTTATGTTATAATATAACATAATTGAAAGACGTTCAATAGTTGAACGAATGATCTGCCTAACGGAGATCATATAGATATTAACTCGCTTAATTATAAGGAGAGAAAAATGACTAGTACTATGTTTCAACAACTTAATAAATTTGATCCGTATTTTGTAGGATTTGATAAACTTTTCAATCAGTTGAATGCGTTTGAAACTAATCCTGTGACAGGTGGAAATTATCCACCGTATAATATTATTAAAACTGATGAAAATTATACAATAGAACTTGCGGTTGCTGGTTTCAATAAGGATGAGATTGAAATAATCCATGAACCAGAACATAATCGTTTAGTTGTAAAGGGATCGAATGATCGTGATGATGTTGATTATTTACATCAAGGAATTGCATCAAGGACTTTTAATAGGACTTGGACTGTATCTGATACTATCATAGTGAAGAATGCAGACCTTAGTGGTGGAATTCTACGAATTGATTTAGAAGATGTTATTCCTGAAGAAAAGAGACCAAAAGTTATTTCAATTGGTAATGGTAAATCTAAAGTTGAATCGAAGTAAAACGAAAGGTAATATGAGTGGGGTAGGAGTGATCCTACCCCCTTTTCTATGAATTTTTATACTAATATACAAACACTGGGAACTAATATTTTAGTGCGTTCTGTTGAGGATGAAGAACGTGTTAAATATACTGATCAATATTATCCTAAACTTTACATCAAAAATAATGATCCTAATGGAAAAATAGATAAGAAAAGTATTGATGGATTGCCTTTATCAGAAATAACTCCTGGAAATATAAGAGAAACTAGAACTTTTATAGAACAGTATAAAGATGTTTCTGGATTTGATATTTATGGAGTGGTTGACTGGAACCATATGTACATTGGAGATAAATTTTC